AGTCATAACATAAAGTTTCACCTTTACCCGTGAATATGATCGCATTTTTACTCAAAGGATTCTTATCAATACGATCTTTGTAAATCTCGTCCTTAAACTTTTGGGCTTTCTTTTCCCCAAGAGTTTCTAGGAGTTTATCCTGATATTCTTTCAAGACTACTTCTGATAGAGAATATGCAGCAGCTAATGCCGAATTCCTTCTTGTGTGAATAGAATTTAAATATATAACTCCTGCTACAGTGAGACCGCCCATGATTAGGGCGGGAATGTACAGGGGATATACAAGTTTGACTATCTCAAACTTTGTCATTGCTATTCCACAGGGTTCTCTATCATATCTTTCATCTGCAATTAACCGCAAAGCTTTTTGTGTGGGCCTTACGGACAAATATACTGTAGTGCCAATACCCGTGATAACCATAGTCGTAAGTATCACTGTAGAGTTTTTTTCAAAAAACTTACTTAGGGGTATCATAATATTCTTTATCTCTCCTTCCTACATACGTTAAATATCCATCTGTCTTGTTTTTTATTAACTCCTTTCTTTTTCTTTTGTTTTCATACATAGCAAGGTCTGCGAAACGCATAGCTTCACTTATAGTGGTTTGGGTATTCAAACAAGCGGTACCACATGAAGCAATGTTTGCAAGATGCATGGATAATACTTCTATACTAGGTATTGGACTTTCCGTAATTAAAAGAAATTCATCTCCACCAAGTCTGAATACCCATTCTGAAATTTCTTTTAATTTATTGGCAATATAACGAATCGTTTTATCTCCAGCTTCATGTCCTTCCGCATCATTGATTAATTTAAGGTTATTCACATCAACTATGGTGACATATAAATCTTGATCTAAACCAACCAAAGACAGTTCCGCCCGTACAAGTTCAAAAGCATTGCGATTAAATACTTTTGTCAACGAATCATATAAAGCTAGTTTTACCAGTTCCTCCTTTCGACAATTGTAGAAATAATTCAGTTTTTGGTGAACATCATTTAGTGACCGCATTTTTCTATCTCCTTTCAAATAAATTTAGCATCTTCGCAAGTAATTTTTTTATTAATAACATTAAGTCGTGGTAAAGTACAAATACAAAAATTTTTTACTAAATATAGACATTTAGTATTGTTTGCAGGACAACCGCCTTTACTTAATAAAAGATGTACACGTTCTAATAACTTTTCATTCAGTGACCTCATTGTACTCTCCCCTTTCATTTTACTACTTTGTTTATCAACTCTGTATAATTCACATGGTTTATTTCACAATAACGTCTTAATTTCTCATAATCTTTAGCCTCGACACAGGATATAGCCATTTTTATATCGGCTTCATAAACCGGTTCATATTGTGGGGTAAGCGTTTGGATTTGCTGTTGGAGCGAATTCGTTTGTTTTTGTAACTCATTTATTTGTTTGGATGTAGTGCTACTAGTAAAAAATAATGTTACCGCTATTAATGCTACTAATATATATTCGCTAATTTTCATTTTATACCTCCTTTCATTTTTTGACAAAAAAGGGAATAGTTTTCTTTACAAAATCTATTCTAATCCTTCTATTATACCATGTGTAATTCTCGCGAAAAAAGAAGGAAGCTTATGCTTCCTCAACGGTTTCTACTACTTCGTAGTATACTCCATCAACTTCAACAATGCTTCCATCTTTGATACCCTTTTTAATTTTCTTGTTGTACGCTACCCGATTGATTGTTCCCGCAACACCATTATAAATACCAATTCCAATATTAGCTACTGCCCCAATTATTATTGGTGCAAGTATTAATACTCCTATTGTTATTATAATTTGGTTTGCAAGTTCTTGATCTTTCATGATTAAGTCTCCTTTCAATTTTTAATATCATTATACCATGTGTAATTTATGCGAAAATAAAAAAGAAGCCTAAGCTTCTTTAAAATCCAATATTACCTTTTCTGTTTTTACGCGCAGTAGCTGCGTTAGACATCGCATAACAAGCTTCCTGGTATAAATGTTTAATTCCTCTTTCTGCTATTGGCATAAGAATCATTATCATCGCTCCCACGAATACTCCTCTTGTGATATCTCTACCGAGTCTGCCCATTTGTAAAAACCTCCTCGATTTTATTTTCTATTATACCATGTGTAATTTATGCGAAGAAAAAAGAAGCCTAAGCTTCTTCTCCTAAAAGGTCATGTTCTTCGATCCAATAAGCACCATAGTCATTTTCAGAACTATACATTTCCATTTCAAATTTAATTTCTCCATCTTCATCAAACTCTTCTTTTCCTGTTTCTGATATTACCCAATCGACAGCTGCCTGTCTTGTTGTAAATATCTTTTCAATTTGGTGTTCGAATTCATTAGAAACACTATCTCCTCCTCCATAATGTTGTCCTTCGATTACTACGTATACTTTTCTCATTTAGTACACTCTCCTTTCATAATAACATGTGTTATTATTGCGAAACATTACCTAAAAATACTCATCCGGGAATTTTTTCACCTTAAAAAGGCCAAAAAAGGGCAAAATGCTCTGAGACGCACTAGGACGGCTTCTAACGATTTTACCCCCCTTTTAAAGGCTTTCATACACGAACCATATTTATCTCTCGTCCTGAGCCATCCTCGAAGGCCGTTTTTCTGAAAATGAGAAAAAAAAGAAGCCTAAGCTTCCTCTTTTTTAATTGTATTAAGATAATTTACATATGGCGTCAATACAAGTATATCACTGTACATTTGTAGATTATCTTGTGTTAACTTTATTTGTTTTAAAATTATTTCTTTTAATTCCTCTTTTGTTAACGTATCTAATCTACTAATCAGCGCTTTACTTTCATTAAGCATCATCATATAACACCTCCTAATTTTTTATTTCTATTATAAGGTGTGTAAAATGTGCGAAAAAAGAAAGAGCTTTCGCTCAATCTTTAATACCAATTTCATCTCTAATATTTCCTATAACTATTGCTAATTCGTCTATTTCATCATCCTCCATATCCGTAATACCTGGTATATTAACTACTTCCTCTTCTTTAGCTAATAATACTTTTATAGCTAATTCCTCAGTTTCATTTTTAACCTCATATTCTTTTAATTTTGTTCTACATTCTTCAGACTCTAATTCCATAATAATCCTCCTTTTAAAATTTACTTTCTATTATAAGAAGCGTTTTTCTCGCGAAGAAAAAAAGAGAAGGCGTGTTTTATACACGCCTCACCATTCCTAAAGCTTTCGATGTGATTACGTTTAATCTCTCAAAACCTAGTATCAACCCTATTCCTAGAAGATTAGTTACCATAGTTGCAATTGTATCTGGTGATACAAACCTTTTTTCTCCATTTTTAAGTTTGTATAACTTTTCTAAATTACTAACTATAATTCCATATTCTTCTGAATAAGGGTTTATACTTTTTAATGTTTTTTGAACCTCATCAATCTCTTTCTCTAAGTCTGTTTTTTCTTTTTTGGTGAATAACATCAACCTTCTCCTTTCAAATTTATATTCTATAATAACATGTGTTATTATTGCGAAGGAGCATCAGTATTCACCACAACCAAATTAACAATCTTCTTTTGAAGTAAAGCGGCGCCAGATACATCCAATTTAAGTTCGCAAATATACCCATTAGGTTCTTTTCCGCTAACCTTAATGATACCGTCCGTACCAACTTCAGGAAGTGTAGCCACAATATTCATTAATATAGAATAAATGCCAGCAACAAGCGAAACAGAAAGGATGTATGTCCAGTTAACTTCATTTATAGCAGAACCAACTGTGAATAAACCAAGAGCAGTTTGTGCTATAGTTTTAACTGCACGATTGCCCGCTGCTTTAAGCCAATCAAGTGTAAAAATATCATTCATTATTATATCCCCCTTTTTTAATTACATGGACTTTTAAAATCGGTTTTAATACGTATAGGAAGAGTATCAACCTCCTTCATTATTCTTTTGGCTGTTCCATTACCATTCATTTTTTCATATGGTCTATATAAATATTCTTTTAGGTTTTCGTACTCATCTTGAGATATCCAACCTCTATCTATGTAACAAAGACCTAAATAAACAATTCTATCATGACCCAACCCTAGAAGCATTTCATATTTAATGTCTTTTTTATTAAGAATATTTATTAAATAAGCCCAAAAACCAGAAGAGGCCATTACAGAACAGGCAATTGTTATTACCGTTTGTGTTGTCACATCCGTGTTGATCGTCCCCCTTCCACTACCATAGAATATCAAAGGTTGTTATTCTATGTCTATATGAGTAAACAACCAATTGTGCTCTACTATTTATAGACAACTTACTAAATATATGAGATATATGGTTCTTAACTGTTTTTTCTGTGATGCATAGATTTTTAGCTATTTCTTTATTCTCTTCACCAATAGCTACATGTTTTATAATATCGAGTTCCCTTGAAGTTAACTTATCATTTCTTTCTGATATTTTTCCTACTATTTGCACCTCCCTTGTATAAAATTTTTACGGCTGGGGGTCGGCAAGGCCTCCATAAACCTACTAAGCACATCTCGGCGCAAAGCTATTGGGGCAGCGGAAAGCGATAAAATGTCATAGGACACCGCATTAATATTAAATAAGTTGAGCAAATCGTCTGCGTTTAGTTGATGCCTCTTGTAAAATTAAGACTTCAACTACTATTTGTGAAACTCTTGCTTTTTGATTTGTAGGAAGTATTATACTTTCCGCTACTATTTGTGAAACTCTTGCTTTTTGATTTGTTGGTAATATTATTACTTCTGCAGGTACTTGACTAATTCGTCCTGCCATTTAACTCACCAACTTAACGCCAAACTTTGCAGCATTAATTTCTGATAATAACCATTCTAGAGATGTGTCTGGATTTAAATCCCATATTTCTCTATAATAATTATAAGTATCAGCAATTGCTTGAGATGCCCCTATTCTATTTACAGACCCGGGTCTTGAAATAAGTGCAATATTTCTACTACCAGCATCGTCTTTACGAGCATACGCAGATAGTTGTATACCTTTGATTAACCCTGTAGATAAAACAAGATCGCTAAAAGTATATGTGTCTATTTGATCAGCAGTCTCGCTAAAAACATAATCGGTATCGCTATTTGGAGTTACTTCATCCACACAAGCATAATTATCTCCTGTTGATGGAGTCCATTCTGTTGTATCGCCAACTGCAGAAGGATATAGACATTCTATACGACAATCACCAAGATATTCTGCATCGTCTACCCATAAATCATCAATATAATCTCGACCTTGAAGGCGTATAGCATTAATTTTGGAGGTTCCTCCATTTGATGTGTCTACGTTAGAAAGACTTAGCACATTAACGCCATTAATTAATACATCAACCGACCCGTTACTATCATGTATATATACTTTAACTTGCATATGAAACCATACCCCTGCTGAAATAACTTGTCCTGGTGTTTTGCCAAGAGAAGTAGCGCCTCTTGTCACATAAATTTTTCCAGTTTCATCTTCAAGATGAACCCCCACATGGGTAGTGTTTGTTTCTTGGAAAAGAACAAAAGATGGCGTAGCAGAAGATAAACTAGGAAGATAACACCCAAACCCAACATATAAGGTAGAATATGTTGCTGGAAATACTTTTTTAGCATAATTAGCAGAGGAACCAAAATTTAAATATAAACCTTTGCCTCCAAATCTGCCATAAGTAGTTCCAACCACCATAGTGCCACCAACGGATGTCCATTTTTTTAACATATCAGCAGCTGCATAATGATCAAAACTATCACAAAATATAAGCGACATCTACACAATCACCTCATTACAATAAAGCGTTAATGTTAATTTTTCACCAGGTGTTGTAAAACCTATTTGATCGATATCTAAAGTTATTCTATCTCCTTGAATAATACTTACTATATCTGGCGCCACTATAACTGCAGATAAGGCTCCGTCTGCAATTGTTGGTCTATTTTCTTGTGTTGTAAAAATAGAGTCGCCGTTTTTATTAATATCACAAATTAATGCCGCTCCTGTTGGCGCAGTTGAGACTTCTAATTTACCTCCTAAAATAGTTAAATTTAAACCAGGTAAAATACCAAGGATATCAGCTTCTATAACTAGTGTGTCATAAAAACAAAAGACAATACTCCTTCCAAAATGTGCATCCATTTCGGTTTTAGTATAGTATCGTGTATCATGATCGGCACTGCCTATATGTGTTATTAAATCTTTACCCGTTTTCCCAGGATTTGTTATAGTGCCTACCCCATCTGGTCCTTCTACTAACGCAGAACCTCCTCCAGATGGGCCTTCTCTTTGCTGCCGAAGAATTGCATCTGTCTGTTTTTTAACTATTTCAGCAATATTCATACAATTCTCCTTTCTAGAGATATACACCATCAACCGATATACGCAAGTATTCTTTATAAGAAGCGTTTTCTGGAAATCCCTCAGAATATCTAATTTGGCCAGAGGCATTACCTGTAACTATGCAATTATTTATTGCTATTGTTACTAATGCGCCTGTTCCACCAATAAGATGATAAAACCAAAAATCAATACCCCAACCATAATTATCCTTAATAGTAGCGCCATCAATAACAACTCCTTGAATAAAGTTCCCAGGCAAAAGTGGTTCAAAGTCAATGCCCGCTTGTGGAGCAGTCCCATTAGTATCATTAAATCTACATGCAGCATCGATTAGTAATCCTTTAACACTAATAACTGATAATCCTTGACGACGATTATTGTGCGAATAAATGTTCTCTAAATAACCATTTTCACTCCATAACATAGAGGATTTAGTACCACCGATAATAACCCCATCGCCCCAACAATCTGAGATGTCGATATCGGCAATACGATAATTTAGACAACTTGACACGCGAATTCCATACCCCCACTCGCCTGTTACGCCGGTATGGCCTACTCTGTCACCAATAATTTTTCCACCTGTAATTTCCCAGTTACTAATATCGTAACAATAAATAGCATCATAATGGTCCTCTGAATTGGGAATTACTTCTAAAATAGTGTTCGCTGATAAATGTAGTTTAACATTACTCTTCATTCTTACAGGCGCGGATACAGCATCAATAAGGAAGGTCCCCTCTTCAACGTTTATTGTTCCTCCACCAAGAGCCTAGACGGCATTAATCTTAGCATTTATGTCTGCGCCATCGCCAACTACTTCTGGAGCAATAACTGTATCTATGTTGTCTGGGACTACTATGTTTACTCCAGGTGGTGTTGGAGGATCTACCTCAGCAGAAAAATCTGAAAAATGATAGCATTTCAATCCTGTTCCAAAAATTGGAGATCCTGTCGAATTCATTTGATGCGATATTTCTGTAATACGATAGTACTCAGATATACAAGTAGTCGTTTCTGTAACTCGAATTAAGTCTCCGATTTGTAAATATGGATTCCCGACAGCAACAAAATTAACTTCTCTAACCTTTGGCGTAATCCCATTAGATATAGCATTTACCATTGCAAGACATCCAGCTTCATCTGTTACAATATCTCCAGCATTAACAATCATTGTTTTTTTTGGAAGCACGTTATTATAATCTGCTGCTGGCCATGTTCCGCTTGCTTTGATAGCAGACCCATCTTCGGCACTTGTCCAAACTACAATTGTTCGATATAATTCTTCATCACAAAGGCGATAATTTAAACTAAAAATGTCAACGCCTTCTGTAAAAGAATATACACTGACCGCAGATGGGTCTCTGGCGGGGCGGAAATACACATCTCCAATTTCGTCCGTAAACCATTCCCAGCCTACAAGTTCGCATAATCTCTGAAAACAATCAGCGATTTTCTCATGGCCAGTGTCAAATTGAGCCAATGTCACACCCGTAACTTCTACATGAACCGTGCCTATACCCCATCCTGCTTGTGTCGCCATATCTCCAAATATATATTCAGGAGTCTTATTATAATATGCGAAGGCATATCTTGGTTCTCCTGCATATCCCTCATAAAAATCATCTTGAGGCATTTGGTCGAGAGCTAATTTACTATAATCCCTTGCTTTTATAGTTAACTCTGCTGGATAAGTGCTCATATAAATATCGTCTATTAAGCCAGTAAATACTAGTTGTCGTTCTGCGCCATACCCCATTTTAATCTGAATTTCTTTATTAAACCAAATAACATGCGCCCAATCACCAATGCTATCTGGCGCATACATACCTAATGTGTTATCGATAACCACTACTGCTTGCGACGCTCCACCTTTACTACGATCGATAGCTATAGACTTTATAGGAATAGGCACTTGTGAAAGTTCTGTTCCTGCCCCAGAAATCCTTGTGGCGTCAAGTGCTGTATGTTGGAGAATTAAAGCACTTTTTGCAACATAAAATAATAAACCGGTATCGCTACCATCCATAACTATCGTTGTTATAAGTTCCCAATCTTCATAATCAGTAATATTATCAATAGTTGGTATGTCAGCGAGCAACTTGTATATATCTACAGAACTACTATGCGGACGTGCCATATAAGTAGCCATCCCAATTGTACAAAAACATACACTACGAGGTTTATTTCCAATTGCCGCCACCCAATCTTCTCCCCATGAAACGTCAGACATTCCTGCACCATTATTGGAAAAATATTCTAACATTTCTGAATCCGAAGAAGAAGCCCACCCAACAACGAATGATGATTCGGATAATTTTAATATGCTAGCAGAAACGCCAGTATATACTGATGATAAAGAAGCATGAGTAACCGCGCCATGTGACCATGTTGCCCCACCATCTTCAGTATAACAACATGTATCACGTGAATAAATATAATCATAATGTGTACACATTATTACCCACACATTAGTGGTTAATTCTGTTATTGGGCTAAGTTGTTTTCCGACTGTAGGTTTTTCAATATTCCAATTAGAGCCACTTGATAAGTCTGTAGCAATCATTGATACGTAACTAAAACTTATTCCTGTACCATTTGTATCACACCAATATTCTACTTGTAAAATAGCTTCTGGTTCTTCATCAATAACTATCCATTCCCAGTTTGTAATTGCCAAACGTAGTTGTGAGCCAATAAGCGATAATGATGTTTGCACATTATCGTCGGCATTACAATCTTTAACTTTAATACCATCGCCAAAACTAGTAGTGCCTGCTAGTATTTCCGCAACAGAAGATGCCGTTGCTACATATACGGCATTACTTTCAACATAACTAATTGCCGCACGACCATCTTCTGTTTCTACCATATTTCCATATGCTCGAACTGGGCTATCGCCTATGAATTTTCTCCATGTTGTCCAAGCAGTAGGATCGGTTACGTTTGTATTAGGCGCACCAGTTATTAAAAGTTCTGCTGTAGGTCGATTTTCGCCAGTCATTTGCATTTCTTTGAGTAATGTCTGGATTTCGGCTGGTATTGTAAACATTATAGCACCTCTATCCAGACAACATCAAAGAATATCATATCATGTCTTTTATATTCTGGTTCGCCTACAGATTCGATCTTATGATTACCGGACGTTCCTGTAATTTCAATAACCAAAAGTCTAGTTGTGCCAGCGTCCATATCAGTTACAAAAGCATTGTACTCAGACATGGACGTTACAATTAATCTAGCCCTAACTTTTGCACGTCTTCGACCTTTTTGTTGAATAACAGTGGCTATATCACCAAGCGCATTAGGATCAGGAAGTACTTCAATTTCGACTAAAGGGGAAGGTTTTGCGTCTATTTTTGCCGAACCAACAAGTATTTTAAGTTCAGTACTACCCCATTTATAATTATTCCATGTATGTTCTGCCATTGAGTATCCTCCCCCTATGCTCTACTTGGTATAGTCGCTACTCTTTGTGGAACGCGACGATTCCCCCATGCAAATTCTTGTGCAAATAACTTGGTAACTCCAACTAATTGGTTCATATCATTTACACCTTTAACTGTTAATACTCCATCAAGAGTTACTCTTTGATCATTAACATCGAATGCTGTTTTCAGATCGCCAAGAAGTTTCTCTATAGATCTATTAGCCATAATGTTCGCTACAGCATTAGGTACTTGTGGCACGGTATTACTAATAGCGGCTGTTCTACTACTAATATTATCTACAGTAATTCCTTGGGTCTTACTTAATAAAGCATTAATAGCTGTTGCTCCAGAAGTAATAGCGCTCAAATCCAGAACTGGGCGAATAGTAGGAGTAATATCAACATCCGCATTAACTATGTCAGATATCTTTGCTATAGTTCTTTTTAAAGCGTCCATAGACGCTCTGCCAACATTTCCAGCCTCATCTTCTGCCAAATATGCATAGTTCTTAAGGCCAAGGGCAAAACCTTGTGCTGAATACATACCAAGTTCGGCAAAAGTCTTAGAAGGAGAAGTTGAACGAATAGCATTTTTTGTTGAGTTTACTGCCGTAGTGCCTATATTACTGGCCCATATACGAACTTTATCCATTTTACTTTTAATGCCTTCGACAAAACCATTTACTACATCCTCGCCTATTCTCTCGAATACATTCTTCCCACCAGCAAGACCTAGTGGATACTTAAATGCATAGATAAGTGCTCCTGCTAGATTATCCATAGCAGTAGTAACTATAGGCGTATTTGTAGCAATTGATTCAGCAACTCCATTAAGAAAATCAATCATTAATTTGAAACCAGCATCGACAAGTTGAGGAAGCATTGCGGCTATACCAGCAATAAAGTTTACCATTACTTCTGTAGCAGCCGCTACAACATTTTCGATATTTGCCGCTACCCCTTTGAGGAAAGCGATAATAAGCTCCATACCAGTCTTTACTAGCTTCGGCATATACCGTAATCCCGCCGATAACAAAGCATCAAGAAGTTTGTAGAATGCTTCTACTATTTTAGGGGTTATCAGTACAATTGAATCTATTAATGTTGTCAGAAGTTTTATAAATGCATTAATCAAGGTAGGAGCGCCTTCACCAATAACTTCTGCAAAAGCCAATACACCAAGGCCTAATTGTTTCATAACTATTGGTAATGTTCCAGCAAGAGCAGTAACTAATGCCACAATTGCTACAGAACCTGCTCCTGCGGCTAGTGCTAAGG